GGTACAATTGCACTAGCAAATACAGCAGTTACTGCAGGATCTTATACTAATACAAATATTACGGTTGATGCTCAAGGGCGTATTACTGCAGCATCCAATGGAAGCGGTGGTGGCGTTACTACAGGACAAAGTTTTATTATATCAATGATTTTCGGAGGAATATAAAGTGGCAAACCCAAATTTAATTAGCGTAACAGCTATTCGTGGAAATACGGCATATATCATACCAGCTGTTACCACAGCTGGTCAAACTGCTTGGACGCACAATGGTACTACTGCACTTACGGGATTAACTCCAGCAGTAAATAGTGTAAACAAAATAAACAGTATTGTAGCAACAAATGTTACTGGCAATAATGCTAACTGCACTGTTTCGATTTCAAACAATGCTACATGGGGTTCTGGAACAGCTTTTCATATTGCGTTTAACGTAACAGTTCCTCCCAATGCTTCTATTGTCGTTACAGATAAAACTAATGCTCTTTATGTCACTGAAAACCAATCTATTGGAGTTCAATCAAGTGTTGCAAATGCATTAAATTTCGTTGCAAGCTTTGAGGTAATAACATGAGTTTAAGATGGCCGGGTGGAAGAATTTCATCAACAGCGCCAACAACAACGGCGTCTGTAGCAGTAGGGATATGGACAACTAATACACAAGCTCAAGCTAAAGCTGCAGGCACTTGGCCAGGCAGTCCTACTCCAACTGTTGAATATCTTGTAGTTGGAGGCGGAGGCGGAGGCGGATGTAACCACGCTGGCGGAGGAGGCGGCGGTGGTATGAGAACAGCAAGTGGTTTTGCCGTTTCAGCGGGAACCGCTATTACTGTAACAATAGGCGCAAGTGGTGGAGGCGCAACTTCTGTATTTGCTAGAGGTTCTTCTGGTGGAAATACTACATTTTCAACTATAACTGCAGCCGGTGGTGGCGGTGGTGGTACTAGACATGACGGCAACCAATTACCAAGTGGACATCTTGGCATTGCTGGTGGTTCTGGCGGCGGCGGTGGCGGTAATGATTCAACTACGAACACTGGTGGTTCTGGTAACACTCCATCAACAACACCAAGTCAAGGAACAGGTGGTGGTCTTGGCAGTTCTGGAGGCGTGCTTGCAGCGGGTGGTGGCGGAGGTGGAGGCGGCGCCTCTGGTGTTTCTGGATTTAATGCCAATTCAAGTACAGGCGCTGGAGGTAACGGGGGTTCCGGAACTACGTCATCTATTACTGGTTCCGGAATTACTTATGCTGGCGGTGGTGGCGGTGGCACATATTTAGGACGCACAGTTGGTGTTGGTGGTACTGGTGGAGGAGGTAATGGAACTAGCGACGTAACGCCTGCTGCAGGGATTGGCACAGATGGTTTAGGTGGTGGCGGTGGAGGCGGCGGAGCAAATGCTGGCGCCGGAGGTCGTGGTGGTTCTGGAGTTTGTATTATTAGATATGCAGATACATTCCCAGCTGCAACAGCAGTCACGGGTAGTCCAACAATTACTGTGTCTGGTGGCTGGAGAGTTTATCAATGGACTTCTTCAGGATCAATTACATTCTAAGGAGTAGTTAATGTCGTTATTTGCAAAAGTAGAAAATGGTATTGTTATTAATGTGATAGTTGCTTCACAGGAAGTTATAGACTCTGGTGCATTTGGAACCGGATGGATTGAAACATGGGCCGATACTACTACTAACAACCCAAGAAAAAATTATGCAGGTGTTGGATACACTTATGATGAAAACCTAAATGCATTTATTCCTCCACAACCATATCCTAGTTGGATCTTAGATAACCATTGCCAATGGAAATCTCCAGTGCCTTTTCCGGAAAATGCTTCTATTGATGAATATTACAATTGGGATGAGCCTACCCTTTCATGGAAAAAATTAGCATAATCTTTACTATAAATATAGCATAAAGGCTAGAACATGACCATCAATAGAAATCTATCGCTACTAACACCTAATGTAAGTGCGACCGGTACTGTGAATAACGCCGGTCTTACAAACAGTTCTGTTACGATTAACGGTACCTCTGTAAGTTTAGGAGGTACTGCGACTATTACTGCGTCAGTTGCTAATGCTCTTACGATCGGTACCGGATTATCAGGTTCTTCTTATAATGGATCATCAGCAGTTACTATTGCACTAGCTAATACTGCGGTTACCGCCGGCTCTTATACTAATGCTAATATTACAGTTGATTCACAGGGTCGTATTACTTCAGCAGCTAATGGAACGGGTGGTGGGGGTGGTAGTGCTATCACAGTAAGCGATGAAGGCACTGCTCTTACGTCAGGCGTTACCAGTTTTAATTTTGTAGGATCTGGCGTAACTGCAACAAATTCGGGAAATGATGTAACTGTCACAATTTCAGGTGGTGGCGGCAGTGCATTTAACCCCGTAATATTAAATGATATTTCAAATCAATTTAATAATATGAATTGTGTGTTTCCATTAAGATTGGAACAAAGCAATATCACAAATAGTAACATCATCGATTCTAAAAATCTCGAAGTTATTATTAATGGTCTTAGACTAAGCCCATATGTAACTCAACTAACATATCCATGGTTGACACCGTATGATTCATTTAAGGGATTTAAAGTAGTGACAACGGCTACTAGCGCAAATCTTATCATTTATAATGCACCGGCAATAGGAGATTCTGCTTTGGTGACAATTATAAATAATTCATCTACTATACAAACGAGAAAGTATCCATATTCAGCTACTACAATAGCATTAGGAGATTAAATAAATGGCAAAACATGTAATATCAGAAGGTTACACCTTCACACCATCTACGAAAACTATTGTAGTCACTGGTAAGGCAATTCGACAAGAACAATTGTTATTAATTACAAATACCACTCTTGGTACTGTAATTTATAACTTCTCAGATCCCTCCCTTGCCACAAGTACTACAGTTGCTGTAACTATTGATCCAATTACGGGTCAAGAAACTACAACCATAGTTCTTGCGTATAATACTGCTGGTATGTTATCTACGCATAAGTTATCTATACTTGCGGAAGAGATATATCAAGAAATGGTTCCCGCTGAAACTTTTAGGGATCCTGTTGATAAACTTCGCGTATCAACACCACAGTCTTTGATCGACACTGACTTTGAATATGGTTCACAACCTACAAAGTGGGAAGGTTTGAATCTACTAAACAATCGTCCTTCTGCTTTCTATGATGTAACAGCACCATTAGTAATTACGAACATGACTGTTTCTGGAAGAGTTGTAACGGTATCAACGGCAACTCCTCCAGTAGCAGGAACACCAGTCTTCGTGCAAGGCACTTTAGATGACGAAGACGTTGGTGGATGGTGGATAGTTGAAACTGTTTCTGCCGGTACGAGTTTCACCTTTACTACTATAACTACTCCAACTGCACCACTTTATGATGCAACAAAAACATATGTTTATTCTGGCACATTCTTCACAGGTGCAGCAATACCTGCACCTACAAACGCAATATCACTAAACGGTACGATTGCTACAGTAACGACAACTTTTGCTCACGGATTACGCGTCGGTGATGGTATCTATATCACTGGTACGACTGGTGCTACAGGCACATTAAATAGTTCATGGGTTGTAGCTACAACCCCAACAACAAATACATTTACGTTTGCTTGTACTGCAACTGGTACAATCACTGCAACGTTAAATGCATCAGTTTATGCACGCTCATTAGGTTATATACAACATCGTGCATTCGACGGTGGAGTTCAATTCACTAACGTATCACCACAACACGGTTATCAGGTTATTAGACAAACGCGTAGACAGTTCCGCTATCAGTCTGGTAAAGCGATGCAGTTCTCTACTGGTTCTATTATTAAACCAGCGCTATCTGTTGATAACATAACCAATGGTGGTTCGGGAACAACAATCACAGTTACAACAAAAGTTGCTCACGGTATTGAAGTTGGTTCATTCATAAGAGTGCAGGGTTGTACTGAAACTGCTTATAATGGAATATTCCAAGTTGTTACTGCACCAACGCGATTAACCTTTACGTATACTGCATTAAGTACACCTTCTGCAGCACCAGCTACTGGCTTCCCATTAACGGTAAGTCCATGGTCATGGTTTGGCTCTTCTAATCGCATTGGATTGTTTGATCAACAAAATGGTGTATTTTTTGAATATGATGGACAGACGATTTATTGTGTTAAAAGAAGTAGTACAACACAAATATCTGGTGTTGTAGGACTTACTGCCAATTCAAATTCTGTTACTGGAACAAATACAAAATTTTCTGAACAATTAAAACCCGGTGATTATATTGTAATTCGTGGTATGAGTTATCTTGTTCAGACTATTACTAGCAATACTGCTATGAACATTTACCCAGAATATAGAGGAGCAACTACAACTAATTGCCAAGTTAGTAAGACAATTGATCAAAGATATGCCGGTCCAAGTTTATCTGGAGTCGCTAATCAATGGAACATTGATAAAATGGATGGCACTGGTTCTAGTTTGTATAACCTAGATTTAACCAAGATGCAGATGTTCTATATTGATTATTCGTGGTATGGCGCTGGTGCGGTTCGTTTTGGATTTAAGAACAATCGTGGTGAGGTAGCTTACTGCCATCGTATTCCAAATAATAACGTAAACACAGAAGCATATATGCGTTCTGGTAACTTGCCTGCACGTTATGAAACTAATACATTATCAATTAGAACAAACTTAACGGCAACTCTTGCAAGTGGAGCAACCGGTTCAATGACTGTTGCTGATACTAGTTTATTTCCATCTGCTGGAACACTGTTAGTTTCTGCAGCGGCTGACACTGGCGGTGCAATTGAATATATTTCATATACTGGTAAAACTGCAACAACGTTCACTGGATTGACTCGTAATATTGTAAACTTATCTGGTATAGGATTTACTTCTGGTGGAGGTACAGCTTCTGCAACAACCTTTACATTCTCTGCAACGGCACCTGTTACGGTTGAGTCTTATAGTCCTGGACAAGCGTCAACGATTAGTCACTGGGGTAGTTCTGTAATTATGGACGGTCGTTATGATGACGATAAGAGTTTGGTGTTTAACGTTGGTTCTAAT